GTCATACCTATTGCTGCTGTATGCGCTTGACCTTTTGTATCACCAATGTAAAGAATGTTTTCACCATTCAAACCTAAAGGTTCAATGGTTTCAATTAATTGATTACTGAAATATCGGTCTCTGTTATTTGCTACAAGTATAGTTTGTTTTGTTGGACCTAAATTCTTCAGAATCTCATGAATGATCGTTGTGCCATTCCATGGTAACAAATACTTTGGAATGTCAAAGCCAACGTCATGAAAGCGGGTGTTATAACCCGCCATGCAGATAACAAGATTTATTTCAGCCATTCTTCCATATCATTTCTTAAAAGTGAATGCCATGTGCTGTTGTATTCACCCGGTGAGAAAGGATGATTCACATCACAATAGACAAGATTTTCGCCAACAAGATTATGTAATTTCCAGTTTGCACTCATGAAATCTTCCATCATGTATTGTACACCAGAATTGTAGAAATTGTCAATATTATTATATGCATCAGCATACTTGTCCATATTTTCTGAAGAAGAGAATGCAAACTGATCATTTCCGAAATCACGATTCGGTGTCATACGACAATTTGGAATGTGTAGTTTGTTGTTATCAAGTTCTTCAAACGGTATACGAACATTAATTGCAAAGTCAAATCGTGACCGAATAACCCAATCAAACTTCATGTTATGATATTCTTCATACTCACGCTTTGTTCGCATACACTCCTTGATTGCAAACAACTGTGCATATGTTGACATGCGACCATCTTTTACTTTCCAGTTTGGTGATGGTGGCGGTGTGTTTGTATATTTTGATAGATCAACTGTAGGATTTGGTGACGTAATGAAACTGTGTGCGTTATACTTTGAAGATATGGCTTGCATTTCTTCGGCAGGCATTTCCCACGAATGTAAAAATACAGTTACATCATTGTCTAGGATAATATTTTCGTAGTGATATGCATGTCCTTTTTCCCACATGCGCGGTTGACCTGATATACACAATGCTATTTTCATAAGTCTCTTCCTACATTTGCTTTGTTGTCTGTGATGCCAAAGTATTTCAGTTCTTCTTTCTCCATCACGACCATTGAGTTATAGAATGCGACTGAGTAAAGATTATCATACGCAGCCAAAGCTTCATCTGAAATTGGTGTGCCTTGAAAGTGCTGTTGATTTAAAATATCTGTAGCACGTTTTGAGTGTTCTAAGAATGTACCAGCACCACGGAAGACACCACCCCATGGCTGTGGCCAGTAGCTTGTATGAGTGTCTTCACAAATATAAACACCACCTTCTCTGATATGTGGAAATACTTTGTTGAGTGTTGTAATCTGATGATTCATTACATGTGAACCATCATCAATTACAATATCAAATTTGTTTTGTGTTGAGATAAACTGGTCCCAGAATGCAGAATCACCTTGATCGCCCATCACAATCTCTACATTGCCATCATATTCATACTTCAAACATTCTTCATTGATATCAACACCAACAACTTGAGTGCCTTCACCAAAGTATTTCAACCACATCTCAATTGAACCACCACCGAGAATACCAATCTCTAGTATACGTGGTGCTTTACCAACAAACTTACTTAGATGTCTTTCATACACATCAAAGTAACCAGACCATTTAGTAGATGGCTTTTCTAATTCCCAAAACAACTCTTTAATTTTATTTGTCATCATATTTTGCCTCAATCACTTTCTTCCATTCAGGAACACGATCATACTGATGTACAATAGTATACTCTATTCCTTCTGAAGTTACAACTTTATCACTCTCTAATTTCGGTGATGGTTCAAGAAGAAATGGGCGGAATGAATCAATCTTGCTCGGATCAGCAGTCGTACCCAATTGACATGCCCAACCGTCCTCAGACTTCATATATTGACTGGTCGTTAGGTACGGATGTCTTGAAATCATAACATTGAATACTGCTTGATCAACAATAGGAATCGGACGATTGAGACAATTCAAGAATAGCTGAAGTACCAAGTCTCTCATTGCATAACCACGACCAGCAAGAACACCTACGTTGAAAATAGTATTGTTCTTGAAATCTTCATAGATGCCTTGACCATAACATTGTGTCAGATTCTCACGACCCCATGGCTCATCTTTATACTTGATACTTTCAGATGCAAATACCAAATCTTCTTTATCTGTTAGATTATTTTCAAGCCATACAGATGGATTCTTTTGGAAGATAACATCTTTCACATCCGTAGTAATTACAAAGCGATATTCGTTGTCTTTGAGTAATCTGTAAATGTGAACGAAACGTTCAACGTGTACCATCAATTGAGATTGATAAGTTAGATTACCTTCAGCGTCTTGATTGAATGCAATAATTGAGAAGCCTGCATCTGTAATTTTTTGTGCAGTATCTTTATCGCAGTTCATGAGAATCAGGACTTTATCACCTTCAAATCCTGATGCATTGATAGAATTAACCCAATATTTTAATTTTGACCAATCATAATTGGTCGCACAACCCACAATCAAGTCCTTCATAATATCTCCAATAATTTAATTTCTGTCTGCTATATTCCAGTTACTTGTAAATTTTTTGTATTGTTGTTTACTCTGTCCTGGAGTATCATCAACATATTTAGCCGTTAGTTCTGGTCTTCCCCACTCTCCTGCTCCAGCTGGAGAGACAAATTCTTGTGGTTGTTTTTTATCAACCTTTAAGAAATCTTTAAATGTTTTCATATCGTGAATGATGAGCCGCAACCGCATGTTGCAGTTGCGTTTGGATTTTTGATTGTAAACGAAGCACCCATCAAATCTTCTTTATAATCAATCTCTGCTTCATTCATGTATTGCATACTCATACTATCTATGACAACTCCAATGCCATCTTTATCAAAAGTAAAATCATCATCTGCTGGCGGTAATTCTTCTAAAGAAAATCCATATTGAAAGCCAGAACAACCACCGCCCTGTACAAATACACGCAGCTTCAATGAAGAATCTTCTTCATTAATAATTGATTTAATTTTCTTTAATGCAGAATTAGATATAGTAACCATTTAGCCTCTTGTCAGTGACAGTAGTTTTTGAATTTGTTTCTCAATAATTGGCCCACGATTTGGCCAGTGAATGTATGGCTGCTCTGCTGTCTTGTATAGATTCGTCAGAAAAGGCATAATAATTTTTTCTACTTGTTGCAGTCTTGTTTTATATTCTTCAACAGTTTCATCTTTCTCTGCAATGACTGCTTCATATTCAGCTTCATCTACCGCCGTGAAACCAAAATCATCATCTGCATACTCTGCTAAAATTTTATTGATATCATATTCCATTATTTGTCCCATGCCTTCTGTGCTGTAAAATTCTTATGACTAAACTCAAGTCTGTCCACCAATTTGAGTGCTTTACCTAAATGGTCCACCGCAACAAATCCCTCAGGCGCAGTTACTTTGAAGCCGTCGTCTGTCCGAACAAATGTGCCAATACTTTTAATCGTTTCTAACTTGCGAATAATCATTAACTTTGCATCAACGATCATATTCATCAAATCAAAAATAAGTTTGAGTTGTACTGCATTTGAACGATAGAAACGCATGACTTCATTTTTTTCTTTGATGCGTTTTTGTTTTGTATCTTCTTTTTTTGCTGCAAGAATTTCTTTGTTCAGTTTGGCTTCAACCCAATTCATCAACTCTTGTGTATGCGCTCTTGTATCTGCAATCTTTTTGCCTTCACGCACTTTTGTATTATTGAATGTTTTGATTTGATTTAAAAAAACGTCTGATGCTGCAATTCTATTTAATGTCAACGCAGGTATTGTTTGAAATACCCGACCAGCTTGTGAGAGAACTGATGTGATGTCGGCGGTTTCTTGTTCTGTAAATGTTGCTGAACCAGATGCGTCAGTAAATGATGCATCACGAAACCAAATATCTTTTGTTTGTTTCAGATGACCCACATCAATATTGTATGATGCTTTCATCGTTTCTAATGTTTTACCAGAATATGATGTATGAAACACCACACCGATTTGTGCAGCAAGCATTGCTTGTGCTAATTTAGATTTAACTGGTACTGCATATACAATCGTGTTTGGTTGAAAAGTAATATACTCTTCACCATCAATTGTTTCTTTTTTAATGTCACTCTTTGAGAACATCATGTCGCCCTGCAATATACCTTTGATGCCCAACTTAGGTAAAAATGCAAGTGCAAGTTTCAGTTTCTCATTGAGTCCTTCACCCGAATGATTCTCATCAATATCCTTATCTGTATAATTTAATTTTGCATTCTTCGCAAAAACAGATTTTGTGCCAACAAAAAATTTATCATTCTCAGGATTGACACCAGCAAAAATAGCAGGAGCGCCATCCCACTTTGTTGTTACGTTTATTTTTGAGCCTGTGTTACCAGCAAGCATGTTACGCAACGAACGCAGAAACTCTATTGACTCACGTGCGCCAGATACACCACGATTCAATACATTATCTTCCAAATGTTCAAGATGAAGATTCTTTCCTTCCATACTTTCCTTTAGATATTCTTTAAAGTTCATTTTTTTTATTTAAACGCTAAAAGTATTGAATCACTTTTTAGTTTGTTTTTATCTATAGTAGATTTTGTTCCAGCTTTAATTGGAGCAATATTATAAGGAGACTTTTTGACTGCACTGAATTGTAATGTCAATGAAAATTGATATTGTGCTTGCGATTTGCTTTTTGTTTGACAACGTATACGAATAATTGTTTTGGAATTGCTTGCAAAGTCTGGAATTAGTGGTAATCCTAAGCTATCTAATTTTTTATTCAGTCCTAAATCATCTTCACCATTTAAAGTAAAAAATCCATGCGTTCCAACATTGATATATGAACATTTTTTGGTGATATAATAATCACAAACAGCTTTAGAACCAACATCAATATGAACTTCTTTTTTACCTCCAAAATTTGAAATATCTACAGCGTATGCTTTCTGTCTATCTTTCAGTTTTGTGATGTCTCCAATAAGTAATTTTTTTTTACCTGTTATATCATTCTGTAAAATTGGTTCGCTTTTTCTCCACTCAATTCCAGCTGGACCTGAGGTATTCATCTCACGAAGTAAATTAACTCCTTTTGCAATTGCAACCAACATTTCTTTTTCTGGTTCTCCAGCATAATCGCCAAAATCCCATTTTCCATTATAGTATTTCATTACAAGAGAACCTGCTGCTGTTGGAGAATTTTTGAGTTCGCAACCAGTTGTTTTTTTGCCTTTTCCTTGAATTGTTAAGTCTGGCTTATCGTGTGACGCTCCTGCAGTTCCTCCAGTAGATATTCCATATACATGTAAAGCGTCATATGCATTTTCTTCATATAAAAAACCCTCTTGCTTTACTTCTTTTACTTCTTTTAATTTTGTAGTTTTCGTTATTCTGGTTGACGTAGCCATTATAAATTCTCCAATAATCTAAGTTATAATGGAGTATTTATACTTTGAAGCCTCCGAACTTATTCTTTGTTCCAGATAGTCTTTCACGATCACCAAAACTATTCAAAGGTTTATCGTCAACTTGACCGGTATCTACCAAATCATCTTGTGCAGTCTGTTCTACATCATACAGCTTCATCTTTGCTCTGTCAATACCTACCACGAATCTTTTATAATAACTCGGATCATTATACCGATTCTTGAGTTGCTTAATCATTAACTGATTCAATTGTTCCAACTCTTCGGTACTTATCAAAGCAAACATAAAGTCGGCTGTGGCTGGCAGACCGAACGATTCTGACGTATCTTCTAAGCCTGGATCCGAGCTGGTGAAGCCGCTTCGGGTTGTCTGTGTAGCTGACATGATGGGAACGTCAAACTCTACGGCCAGACCCCGGAGTTCTTCTGCAATAGCCTTAATATAAGAATAACTATTTACGTTAGCACCAGGCTTGATTCTGGCGCTTGCACAAATGTTAAGATAGTCAATGAAGATGATATCAGGTTTGAAACTCTTTTTAAGTTGCAATTCATTTAACAAAGCACGAAAATGAAGTGCTGATGATGAAGCGGTAGGATATTCTTTGATAATAAGCTTACCCTGAGTCTTTACTCTCAGAGCAGAAAACTTACGGTCATAGTCTTGCTTTGAAATTGAATTTAAATCAGCAATATCAATGTTCAATAGATTTGCATCAATACGTTCGGCAATTCTTTCTTCAGCCATCTCCATCGTGATATACAAAACATTTAGACCCTGTGCTAAACAAGAACCTGCAACATGACACATGAACAAAGATTTACCGACACCAGTGCCAGCAAGTGCAATGTTCAAAGTCTTTTTGGGCAAACCACCTTTTGTGATCTTATTGAACAGATCAAGGTCAAAAGGAATTTTTGATTCGTGTCTGTGATAGAAGTCGTATCGTGAT